ACAGCATTACTAACTTTATCTGCAAGTGCAGGAGATCTAGATCCATATATTCCAGATGATGGAGTATTATTTCCTAATGGAGCATATTTAACTGCTGACCAAGGTGACATTACAGGTCTAACAGTATTCTACGACGGGTAAGGAGCTTAGATGGCCAACACTACTTCAGGCTCTTATGTTTTTGATAAGAACCTAAGCATTGATGAAATTATTGAAGATGCATACGAACGTATTGGCATTCAAGGTACTTCTGGTTATCAATTAAAAACAGCAAAACGATCTTTAAATATTTTATTTTCTGAATGGGGTAATAGAGGACTTCAATTTTGGGAAGTAAAAAATCAAAATGTTACATTAGTAGATGGACAATCAGTATATACTTTTTTTAGATCACCATCTGACGGCACATCTGACGGAGTAAACACTACGTTATCCGCAGGAATAAATGCAAGTGTTGCTACAATTGGAGTAGCTTCAGTTACAGGATTTGCAACTAGTGGAATAATCACTATTGGAACGGAACAAATTTCTTACACAGGAATATCTAGTTTAAATTTAACAGGATGCACTAGAGGAATTAATGGTAGCACAGCAGCTACACACAGTACTTCTGATGCAGTTTTACAATTTCCAAATGGTATGACAGATATTCAAGAAGCAGATTATAGAGTAAAATCAACTTCTGTTGATACTCCTATGACAAAAATTAGTCGATCACAGTATCAAGGTTTTTCAAATAAAACTTCAACTGGTTTACCAACACAATATTGGGTCCAAAGATTTATAGATAAAGTTACTATGACTTTATACTTAACTCCAGGTGCAGCTCAAGATGGAAACTATATTAATTTTTATTACACAAAAAGAATTGATGATGTAGGTGCTTATACAAATGCAACTGACGTACCATACAGATTTGTTCCATGTATGATTTCAGGGTTGGCATATTACTTAGCTGTAAAATATGCACCGCAAAGAGTACAAGAATTAAAATTATTATATGAAGATGAATTGTTAAGAGCAGAAGATGAAGATGGTTCTTCTAACTCTACATACATATCTCCTAAAATCTATTACCCAGGTATTGGTTAATGACTACTTTTTCGCAAGGTAAATATGCTTTAGCAATTTCTGATAGATCAGGAATGGCATTTCCATATAACGAAATGGTTAGAGAATGGAACGGTGCTTTTGTGCATATCTCAGAATACGAACCTAAACAACCACAACTAGATCCAAAACCTACAAGTGCAGATCCACAGGCTTTACAAAGAGCAAGAACTGCAAGAACAGAATTTCCAACAGAAGATTTTTTAGTAAATAATCCTATTACAACCACAGCAGCTGATGCAACTGTTGCTGTAGCTTTTGAAAATGGTGCTATGCAAGTAAATGATTTTGTTAGATTAAGAGATGTTAAATCTCCAGTGGGTGGAGTTGCCGTGTCTACCCTACAATTATCTACAACTTTAAATGGCGCGTTAACAGATTCTGCTACAACAATTACTTTAACTGATGGTTCAGAATTTCCAACAGCAGGATTTATAGTAATTGAAAAAGTAAATAGCACTACTGGTTTTTATGAAAACGAAGTTGTTGAATATACTGGAAGATCTACACATGATTTAACTGGGTGCACTAGAGGTACAAGTGCTCCTTACAGAGGAGTGTCTCCAGAAAAAACAACCGCTACTTCGCATTTAACTGCAGCTAAAGTATTTGGAGCTTATAAAATAGCAACTCTTTCTACAAGACAAGAATTAGCAGGATATAATGATAGCGCTGGTGATCCTGCATACAACACTATTCAAACAGGTTTTACATTTGAATTAGTTAGTAATGCTAGTAGCACAGAAACAGGAGGCGGTTTGCAGTGTACAGTTGGACCGATTAATGATAGAGGTTAATTATGTCAGGAGTTAAAAAATACGATTACAGCACATTAACTACAGCAATAAGAAATTATACTGAAGTAGATGATAGTGTTTTTACGCAAGCAATTGTTGATGAGTTTATAATGGCGGCTGAGTTTAGAATTTATCAAGAACTTCCTATGGACTCTCAAAGATTTGTTCAAGAGGGTGTATTAGCAGCTGATGACAATACAATTAATTCACCAGCTGGAGCTTTATTTATAAGAGGTGTTGAAGTTTTTGAATCAACAGCTAATACTGAAGGTAATGGAAAATGGTTAGAAAAAAAAGATCAAACATATTTATCAGAATTTGTAGATAGAAAATTTGGACCCGAAGGAGAAATACAATCTCCTACAGATACTACTAATTCAGTCACAGGATTTCCTAAATACTACGCAATGTTTGGTGGTGCCGATAATACTACCGATACTTCGTCAGGAGGTATGTATGTAGCTCCTACACCAGACGCTAATTACAAATTTAGAATATATTATAACAAAATGCCAAATGGACTTGGGTCTGGTACCGGTTTTAATAATAATACATATCTAAGCACATATTTTCCACAAGGGTTATTATATGCATGTCTAGTAGAAGCATTTGGATTTTTAAAAGGTCCAACGGATATGTTGACATACTACGAAAATAGATATAAAAATGCTGTACAACAGTTTGCAGGTATGCAGCTGGGAAGACGAAGACGAGACGATTATACTGACGGAACAGTTAGAATACCAGTCAAGTCACCGTCTCCGTAAATTGAGGAGAAAAAATTATGGCAATAACATCGGCAATATGTAACAGTTTTAAAACAGAAATTTTAAAAGCTGTACACAATTTTACAGCTACTACTGGAAATGATTTTAACATAGCGTTGTACACAAGTTCTGCAACTTTAGGAGCAGGTACTACTGCTTATAGTTCATCAAACGAAATAACTAATTCATCTGGATCTGCTTATTCTGCAAAAGGAAAAGTATTAACTAGCGTTACACCAGCTTTAGATTCAACAACAGCAGTTTGTGATTTTGCTGATATCTCATGGACGTCTGCATCTTTTACAGCTAACGGTTGTTTAATTTTTAATGATACAGCAACAGGTGATCCTGCAGTTTGTGCAGTAGCTTTTGGAGGAGACAAAACAGTTTCTTCTGGAACATTCACAGTTCAATTTCCAGCAGCGGCAGCAACAACAGCTATAGTTCGAATAGCATAAGGAGTAAGTCCTTATGGCCGACCAAACAGTCGTATTAACAGGTCAACAGGCCACTCTCAATCAATCAACATGGGGGTCTCAAACCAATTGGGGTTTAGGATCTTGGGACACAGGTGGAGATGTTGTAGGCATATCCGCATTTAATGAAACTGGTTGGGGATCAGATACTTACGGCACAGAAAATTGGGGAGAAAGTAGTCTTGACGTTTCTTTATCTGGTTTAAGTTTAACTTCTGCTCTCGGAACTCCAACAATTTCTACAGAAATAAATACCGGCTGGGGTCAAGATGGTTGGGGTGTTGAAAACTGGGGACAATCTGGTCTTACAGTAGAATTAACTGCACCTAACGAACTAACTTCTTCATTACCAGATACAACATGGGGAGCTCAAGGTTGGGGAGGTTCTTCTGATGTAGGAGATGTTGGTGTTACTTGGGGTGGAGATTTTATTTTAAATGTAGCAGATGTCATGGGAGTGACAGGAGTTTCTGCAACATCTGGAATAGGTTCTCCAACAATTATATTATCACCAACAATTACATTAACAGCACCTTCAGGTTTAACATCTAATGTTGGAAATATAACACCTGGAGACATGGTTATTGGATTATCAGGTTTTAATTTAACTTCTAATGTAGGAGCAATAAGTCCAGCAGACGTTGTAGGATTAACTGGTTTAGAAGCCACAACCGCAGTTGGAGTTATTACAATTGATTCTGTTTTATTAGTTGATGTTACTGGAGTAGGAGCAACTAGTGCTGTAGGTTCTCTAATAACAGAAGTTGCTTATACTTTAACAGCACCGGCAACTTTAACGTCTGGCATAGGCTCAATAACACCTGCAGATGTCATGGGATTAACTGGTTTAGAAGCAACAACAGCTGTAGGAAATGTTGCACCATTAAGTTATTTTGATATTGATATTACTGGAAATACAAATTATAATGATATTGATATTACTGGAAATACAAATTATAATGATATTGACATAACAGGTAATACATCTTATACAGATGTAGCTTAACTGAAAAGAGCACAGGAGAAAAATTATGGCATCAACTTATACTGATCTCGGCCTAGAATTAATGGCCACTGGTGAAAACGCCGGTACTTGGGGAACAAAAACAAACGCTAACTTAAGTCTTATTGAACAATTAACTGGTGGATTTTTAGAGGTATCTATCGCAGGTTCAGGAACTCTAGCTTTAGATATAGACGATGGTGCTTTAACAGGTACAGCTCAACAAAGAGTTATTAAATTAACAGGTGCTCTTACAGGATCAAGAATTGTAACTTTCCCTCTTCTTACAGAAAATTTTTATATTATTGAAAATGCAACTACAAACGCAGAAACAGTACAAATAAAAGCAGCCTCTGGTTCAGGTGCAACAGTTACTTTTGCAACTGATGATAAGTCACACAAAATTATTTATCTTGATGGTGTAGCAACAAACACTGGTGTTTTTGATACTGGTTTTGGAAGTGGAAATGTAACGCTTACAGGAACACAAACTTTAACTAACAAAACTTTAACATCACCTAAAATTGGAACTTCAATTTTAGACACTAACGGAAATGAGTTATTTTTATTAACAGCAACAGGTTCAGCGGTTAATGAATTAACTTATGCAAATGGCGCAACAGGTGATCCAGCAACATTTACCGCTTCTGGTGAAACAAATGTTGGAATAACACTTGCAGCCAAGGGCACAGGTGTGATACAACTAGCATCAAGTATGAACCCAACAATAAGTACTACTGGTAAAACATTAGTATTTGGATTTTAATTAGGAGAAAAACATGGCAAGTGAAGCAATGAAAGTAAAAATGGTAGCAGGGGTCACTAACAGTGAAAACGATTTATTAACTGTAGCAAGTGGTCACACATACACAATATTAAATATATCTATATGTGAAACTGCAGGTGCCGCAGAAACTTTTGATTTATATATCAGAGATGATGCTGGTGCTAATGATTTTGAAATTTATTCAGATCAACCATTAGCGGCTAATGCAACGTTTGAACATACAACAAGACTTGTACTAGAAGCAGCAGATGTGCTTTCAGCTCAATTAGCGAGTGCAGGAAATGTTGATGTTGTAATTAGTTATTTAGATCAAACGTTATAATAGGAGATAAAAATTATGAGCGGACCAGTAGGAGATAATGTTCTTAGAGGATCAGGAGTCGTTAAAGCTGTTGTTGTTGAAGGTGGCTTAGACGTTGCTGATCAATGGAGACAAAATGCAAATGCTCAAATGCCAGGATCTGGAGTTGTTTTATTTGATGGAATTGCTGAACGAGTAGATACAGCTGGACAAGGAACTAGAGGTAGTGCAATGTCAGTCTCTTCAGGAGTTTGGACTTTTCCAGAAACAGGTATTTGGTCAGTTTTTGCTCAAGGTGAATTATATACTTCTAATAATGGAGATGGTTCAGTAAAACTAGGCTTAAAAATGGAAGCTACAGTAAATAATAGTTCTTATGCTGTTATTTCAGAAGGTTATGTTTGGAACCCAAGTAATCAATTTACTTACCAAACTGCACAGTGTGAAAGTTTAATTGATGTGACTGACACATCAAATGTTAAAATTAAAGTTACTGGAATTAATGGTGGAACAAATAACTCAGACAGAAATTGGTTGGGTGGTTCAACTATTAACCAAACATTTATTACATTTTTAAAATTAGGAGCAACGTAAGATGGCATTTAACGCAGAAAATTATGTTTTACCACTTGAAGATTATTTTCAATTAGCTTTAGCTGAATGGAATAAAATAGATAGTGACAATAAACAAACTTGGTGGACTTGGGAAACTCACGATGAATCAGGAAACAAAATTCCTGCAGCAGATAGAATGCAACACCAATACATAAAAGTTATTGTACCCGGTGCAGTTATTCCACCTAAAGCCGATGTTGAAGCAAAAATGTTAGAAATGAGAAATGCAGATATAGCAGAGCTTAATGCTCGAAATGATAAAACAGTATCAGGTAAAGCTAAATTAAAAGCATTAGGATTAGATGATGATGAAATTGCACAAATGTATCCTTAAGGGTAATTAATATTTTTTAAATTAAAAAATATAAAGAAAGAATAGTTATGAAGAAGTATTTTAAAGTTATTGATAATTTTATAAATCCTAGGATTTTTAAAAGATTATTAATTGGAGTAGAAAGTCAATCTATATCTTGGTTATGGAATGATCATAGTTATATTGATAAAAACCAAGAAGGAGATAATTTATGGATGTTTAGCCAAATATTATTTAATAACAGTCCTCAAACAATTCATCCGTTTTATCAAGCATTTCAAGTATTAGAAGATTTTCAAGCAGATATAATACCTTTTAAACAAGTTTTAAAATCAAAATTAAACCTTTACCCAAATCAAGGAAAAAGTATTTTACATAAAGAACACAAAGATATTAATACTGGAGAAGAAATAGATAATAAAATTATGACTTCTGTATTTAATTTTCATGACTGCAATGGTGGCACAGTTGTTAACATAAATGGTAAAGAAGAAAAAATTGATTCTAAAGCAAACCGTCTTATATTATTTGATAATACTTATCATTATGGTTACACTCAAACAGATATTCCAAGAAGGATTGTTTTAAATTTAAATGTATTAAAATAAATATGATAGAAGATGTGTTTGCAACTCCTATAGGTCAATATGAATTAGATATTGACTGTCTTGAATTAGAAAGATATATTTTAAATATGAAAGAAAAAGATTCTAAAGGTAGAACTATTAGTAATGTTGGCGGATATCAAAGTAATCCTTTAGATTTAAATGATAAAAATTTTAAAGTATTTTTAGATAAATTATTATTAAAATTAAAAGAGTATAGTTCAATATTTGAAATTTCTTTAAACACAAAAATACATGATTATTGGTTTAATATTAATAATCTTAAACATAGTAATAAACTTCACA